GTCAGAAACTCGGTACAGGTGATCGACGTGAGTTGTTCTTGAAGGTGTTTGCTGGGGAAGTCCTTACGGCTTTCACTCGGACATCCACCATGATGAACAAACACATTGTTCGTACTATTTCGAGTGGTAACTAAATCTTTTGCTTCTCGTTAAAAACTTTCTTAATTGCTGGAAAGCTGTAGAATGCCAATCAGCAACTAAGCCTGATCGAAAGACAGGAAAGCTCAACGACTAGGTGAAAACCGTAGGCTACAAGCGTAGTCGAAATGGAAAGAATTATTATATGAGCGAATCTACTGAAGAGAGATTTAGAGTTTGTAGACTCTGTGGTAAAACTAAGCCACTAGAGGACTACTACTTTCGTAAGGAAAACAATAGCTATCGTACTGAGTGTAAACAATGTACGAAAGAAAAGGTTAGATTAAGGAGTACCGGTTGGTCTCCTGAAGAATATGAGAGACAGTGGTGTATCCAAGAAGGTAAGTGTGCTATTTGTGGTTGCACATTGAATTCTTCAAGATACACTAAGGCTTCTGCTGATCATGACCATAAAACAGGTAAACTCAGAGGTATTCTCTGCTGTAACTGTAATACAGCTATTGGTCTTATGAAAGAAAACCCTTATAGACTCGAGTGTGCAATTCGGTATCTCGAAGAGCACAATAATAATTAAGATATAGTCTGAACACATAGGAAACTATGTGCTCTATAGTGTGGGAAACTATAGGGAGCTAGAGAGTAGCGTCTCTAGTGAAACGTGATGCTTGAAAAGTGCATCGTTTCCCGTGATGGGTCGTGCAATTGCTAAGTACCTTGAACCCGGTAACTCTCTTGATGATCAGCGTAAAGCGATTCAGCACAATGAACGAGTTATTTCTATTGATGGTCTCTTGACTTCTGATGTCCTTATTACGGATATTGAAGATGCAATGAACCATTATGACGTTCGTGCAGAATACTCCAAGCAGTTGGGTGAGGCTCTTGCTCAGGGTGCGGACTGTGCTATTATCAATGAACTTGCCAATGAGGCGGCTATTGATGCCACGAATAAGGATGGTAACATTCCTGATGTGTCTGGTGGCGCCAAGGGCACTGGTAAGGCATTCCAGTTTGTGACTGGTGCGGATATTGATCAGACTGCGGCTTATGGCAACAAGATTCTTGAGGGTCTTGTGGCGGCTCGTGCTCAGTTCACCAAGAACTATGTGCCTCAGGGTGATCGTTACTGCCTGCTCACCCCTGATGGTTACTCTGCTCTGATCCGTGCACTGTTCCCTGACTCTGCCAACTATCAGGCCTTCTGGGGTGGTGATGGTTCTAAGATTCAGAACATTTGTGGTTTCCAGATTATCGAAACCCCGAACCTTCTCAATGAAGGCATTGATGGTAAGCACACGCTGAATGCAAATGTTAAAACCGCTGGTCTTCAGGGTATTGTCTTCCATCGTTCCGCTGTTGGTACTGTTAAGCTGAAGGATTTGGCTCTTGAACGTGCTCGCCGAGCTGAATATCAGGCTGATCAGATTATTGCCAAATTTGCGATGGGCCACGGTGGTCTCCGTCCTGAAGCTGTTGGTCTCTTTGTTAAGACCGCTCAGGCTTAATTAATCCAAAAGGAAGCATCTATGAGTATTGTTACCATTTATGCTTCCTCTGTTTTGGAATCTATGAAGAAGCCTCAGGAGGAACCTAAAGAAACTCCTCCTGAGACTTCTAAAGTAGATAAACCTAAGAGAGGAAGAAAGAAGAATGACGTACATACTGACACCTCAAAGTGAACTTGAGGCAGTTAATGAAATTTTATCCTCTATTGGGTCTAGCCCTGTAGATACCCTTGATGAAAGTCTTGATGTAGATGTTACCAATGCTAAGAGACTCCTTGAGGCTACTAGCAGAGAGATTCAATCTAGGGGTTGGTATTTTAATACCGAAGATTCTGTAACTTTACAGCCTGACACCGATTCCAATAGGGTGCCTTGTCCTGAGAACTATTTAGTGTTCTATAGCGATGGGTATCAATTGGTTCGGCAGTCAGGCTATTTTTTCGACATTGCAAGTAGAACATCTGAGTTTCCGAATGGTCTTACTGTAACTCTTATTAGATACTTGCAGTTTGATGAATTACCTGAGGTGTTCCGCAAGTATATCACTGTTAGAACTGCTAGGCTCTTTCAGATGAGATTCTTGGGTGCTCAGGAAATTGATGCTTCTTTACAGTTTGCTGAAAGTGAAGCCTATAGTGCCATTATAGATTTTGAACTTAAGACAGGTAACTATAATGTCTACAATGATGATACTTTCAATAGTGGCAATATTGGTAGAAGCTAAGGAGGATACATGAGTTTAATCTCTCAAGACATTCTGTCCTTTAAGGGTGGTGTGTCTCAGCAACCTCCTATTATCCGCTATCCTGATCAGCTTGAAGAACAAATCAATGGGTTCTCTAGTGAAGTCTATGGGCTTCAGAAGAGACCCCCTAGTGTTCGTGTAGGGAAGCTTAAGACTACCCTTGGGGATAAGCCTAGTAAGTGGCACGTGATTAACCGTGATGTTAATGAAAGATACTTTGTGAGAATCGTTAATGGAGACCTCGAAGTATTTGACTTTAATGGTAATAAGCTCACAGTTAATTTCCCTAATGGTAAAGCCTACCTGTCTAATATTAGTAACCCCGAGACTGACATTAAGTTAGTCACTGTAGCTGATTATACCTTCATTGTAAACACTAAAGTGAAGGTCGAAATGGAAAACTACTTGTCTGATGGGGGCTGGGAAAACTGTACTCTCTATTGGGTAAAGACATCTAACTATGGTAGAGTTTTTAGTATTCGTGTGAACAACAGTGAAGTTGCCAACATGATTACAGCTGATGGTGCGACAGCTAATCAAGCTATTCGGGCTACTACGGATGTTGTTGTAAGAGCCTTGTGGAAATCAATGAATGGTGATGGGGATGATCCTGCAGGGGGATATCCTAAAGACAACTTTAGTTATGATGATTGGCTTGCTCTTGATGGGACTGGTGAATGGGGATACACACATTGGACTGGAGGGTCTTCATTACCAAGTAGCACATGGAATAGAGGTCTTTTAGGATCCTCTGTGCTTTACCTTCAGAGAAGAGACAGGGGTACATTTCAGTCAGATGTAAGAGATGGCTACGGTGGGCAGTCTATGTTGCTCATCCGTAATGAAGTAGACAATGTAAATAAGCTTCCTGTGATTGCCCCTGAGGGGTACATTATTAAAGTCAAAGGTAGAACCTCTAGTTCCACTGATGATGACTATTATGTCAAGTGGGTATCCGCTAAGTCTGTATGGCAGGAATGTGTAGCCCCTAATCATAAGTATAAACTTAAGAATTCTACAATGCCTTGGGGTCTCGTTAGGGAAGCCAATGGGACATTCACCTTTAAGCAACTTGACTGGGACGAACGAGAAGCAGGAGATGATGACTCTAATCCTGAGCCTTCTTTTGTGGGACACACTATCAATGATATTTTCTTCTTCAGAAATAGACTTGGTTTTATCTCTGGGGAAAACATTATCTTAAGTGAAGCTTCTAGTTTCTTTAACTTCTGGTTTAAGTCTAGTGCTGTAATTGCTGATACAGATACTATTGACGTAGCTGTAAGTGATAATAAGGTAGTTAACCTTACTCATGCTATTCCCTTTAGTAGAGAACTTGTTTTGTTCTCAAGAGAAGGGCAGTTTGTTTTGTCTTCTGATGGCACTATGACACCTAAGAGTGTCAAGTGTGATAAGATTACGGGGTTTGTCTATAAGCCTACTGTGGCTCCCATCAATATTGGGGCTAGCATTTACTTCTTTAATACAAGAGTAAACTATGGGTCTCTTATGCGATTCTATACAGTACAGGACGTATCAGACCTTAAGGATGCTGAAGATTGCTCTGCTCATATTCCTAGTTATATTCCTAATGATATTCAAAGATTATCAGGGAATACTACCTTCGATATTGTAACTCTAGTAAATAAATCTAATATTGTTTATCTCTATAAGTATATCATTCAGAGTGGACAAGAGTTACAGCAATCGTGGTCTAAATGGGACTTTGGGGACAGAGCAGAAGTTCATGTTGCTGAAGTCATTGATGACACTATTTGGCTGATCTTTAGGAATAAGATTGGGGGTAACTTCTATATTGAGAAGTTGTCTTTGAGGAATAACCTTAAGGACTTCTCTAATGAACCCTATAGAATCTTTTTGGATCATAAGATTTCTGTTAAGTTACCTGAAGGGAGCAGTTATTACGATGATTACTCTAATACTACTACATACAGCCTTACAGATTTTTATTCTGATTCTACTGGGGATAATGAGTTTTCTGATGGCTACTTATTGGTAGACCTTAAGGGATTCACTCAGGACTTCAATGGAACTAAGATAACTCTCTCGGGTGATTGGAGAGGTAGAGATGTTATTGTAGGCAAGAAGATTCCTGTAGAGTATCAATTGAGCACACTTAAGATTAAACAAGGTAACAATGGAGTAGTAACTAGTGAAAATTCTGGACGTCTTCAGCTCAGATACTTTTGGGTTAATTTTGCTGATAGTGGTGTGTTTACTATAAAGGTGAAAGACACATGGAGAAACCAAGAGTATAGCTATAAGTCTACCTCTAAGTATTTATCTAAGAGTGACAACATCATAGGTAAGGTTACACTGCATTCAGGTAAATTTAAGATACCTGTGCAAAGAAACACTGATGATGTAGCTATCAGTATTATTGATGACAGTCCTTTGCCTCTTACGATTGTCTCAGGTGGATGGGAGGGTCTTTATGTCAGACGTACTCAAAAGGTTTGATAATATCTTAAGTCCTGTCACTAAGGAAACTGAGAGAATCTGTGGGGAAGTATATGGGTGCCTTAAGGAATGTGCAGTACCCTTTGATGTTCCTATTAAGCATACTCTTCATGGGGGCGTTTATACTAGAACTGCATTTATTCCTAGGGGCGCTATGGGTCTTGGTGCACTTATTAAAGTGCCTACTACAGTAATTGTCTCAGGGAATTGCTATATTTCTAATGGTAAGGCTGTAGTTCAATCTGTGGGATATGCAGTACTTGAAGGCACCCCCAATAGGCGTAGCATCTTTTATGCTGTAGATGATACTTATATCTCCATGATTGCTAAGGTTAAAGCTAAGACAGTAGAAGAGGCTGAAAAGGAAGTGACTGATGAATGGAAATACTTAACGACACATAAGGAGAATAAATGAGTTCCTTTTTGGTTGCAGGGGCGGTCATTGGCGGGTGTATTGGTGGTACTCAGGGATTTATGGGTGTCCGAAAGTATAACCGTAAAATCACTAATATGTTCTGGGAGCAGGTACGACAGGTCAATAAACAGTATTCTTATGCTCAGAATGAATTAGATAAACAGGCTGTGTATGCTAGAGATGATGCACAGTCTGAAATGTATCAACTGTCCCTTAATGCTTTTCGCAATAACTCACTTGTAGAATCTGCATTGTCTGAATCTGGACTTGAAGGACGATCACAGAAGGCTGTTGCTAGAGATGTTAGGGGGCAGTCTGAGAGACAAAAAGATAACATTCAGGCTTCTTATGAGAATGCTATCTACTCCATTAAGTCTCAGAAGGATTCTCTTTATACGGAATATAAGGATAACATTAAGGACTTGAGGGATTCTATTAAGGGTTCCTATAAGTCAGGACTTAATGCTATCATGGAGATTGGTGATAAGGCCGCTATTGGTGCCTTTATGGGTTATGTTGGTGCAGGTGCAGGGGGTGCCGCCTTTAGTGCTATTGGGTCTTCAGCAGGGGGAGCCGCTAGTGGTGTTGTTGGTGGTTCTGCCTCAAGTGTTGCAGGTATGGGGGCAGGTACAGGCTTAACGGTTCCTGCATCTTCTTTAGGTTCTGCAACAACTACAGGGCTAACCTCTGGGGCTTCTTCTTGGGGTCTTTCTGCGGGGGGTTCTACCTTGGGGTCTGGCGCAAGTAGCTTTGGACTTAGTGCTTCTCCAAGTTTAGCTAGTAGTTGGGGTGCGGGAGCATTGTCTTCAGGATTTAATTGGGGACAGTTTAGTAATCAATTTATGAGTTACTATAATAAAGCTAATAGCTATTACTCTCAGTATCAACGTTTTAGAAATACCTTTAATACTGCTTATGGTAGTACTTCACGTAGAAGGAGGATATATTACTAATGCCTTTTAAAACAGCTTATGGAAACACCTCAGCTAAAACCGCTTGGGGTCAGTGGGCATCTTTTAGTTTAGGCTTAGGGAAACTTTCAGGGTATTCTGGAAGAGCCCCTAAGCTGTCTGTGAACAATATTACACCCCCTAAAGAGCAACTCGATTGGGCTAATGTTGCTATGGGGGTTAAAGCTGGTTTTGATAATTGGGCACAGGAGCATGATGCTGAATCTGCTAAGGATGTAGAGAAGTATCTCAGGGAGCATTCCACTGAAGAGCTTGGGAAGCTCATGAGGGAACGACAGATTCCCTTTCAAGATGACCCTTGGGCAATGGCACACTTCAATAAGAAGATGGGGGAGATTCATTCTGGTATTGCTGAGATGGAATTCCAGCAAAAAATTCAGAATGGTGAGTATGATAAGTTATCCCCTGAACAACTTGATGCGGCTCATTATGATTTCAATAATGAGTATCTTAAGGGTGTCCAAGCAGATTCCAATGGTTTCCTTGATGGGTATGCTGAGGGTAGTCACTTTAAAGAAGGGTTCTTTAGATTAACCCCTAAGCAACGACTTACTGCTATTGGCTCACAACAAAAGAGACAGAATGATATCCTTGTACAGAAGTCTGAATTAGCAGACCTTGGTAAGGTTAATGCTTACTTATCTTCAGGTACTGCCACTGCTGATGGGCTTATCAATATCCTTAACGATGTTCAGAACACTGGTGGATACCATAGAACCCCTGATGAAGTATACAAGTTTATAGCTGGGTTTACTAAGAGGCTCCCTGAGATGGGAACTCGGGGTGCTCAGCTAATTGATGAGCTTAGAAATAGGGAAATCCCGGGAGCGGGAGGTCTTACCCTTGAACAGATTTACTCTAAGGAAGGTCTCGATACCCTTAAGGTAAATTCTCTTAACAATCAGTATTCTTCTGATCTTATTGCTAAGTCTAATTTTGAAAGGGATATTACCCGTATTGCCCGTAATGGTGATGGCATTGCTGAAGCAACCCTTAAAGGACTTCTTGAAAGAGAGGCTAAAGCTAGTGGGGGAAAAGAGACTTGGAAAAGCAAGACTATTGTTCAAGGTCTCAAACAATTGGATATCATTAAGCAGAAGAATCAGGCTGAAGCTAGGGCTGAAACTAAGAGAATTCAACAGTTTGCTATGTTGGGGCAGTGGACTAAAGATGCACTTGAGGGGAAAGCTGTAGAAGACTATAAGAGTTTCCTTAGGCGTAATGCTATTAAGGAGGCTGATACTGAGGCATTCTGGGGTAACATTATTGAAGGCACTTTTGCTTCTAATGATGGGGCTTCTATACAGGCCGTTCTTAATCTAGCTTCTCAGCCTAAAGCCCCTGCTAAGTTGTCTAAGGGTGTGTCTTCGTATCTCACTGGGATTTACAATCAAGATTTCATGTCCGCTATTGATCGTTATAGACAGGGTGAAGGTATTTCTGTGGCGGTTGATCCTCAGACAGGAGATGAGTTGCCCTCTTACACCTATGTTCCATTAGGTGCTGGAACCCCTGTTAAAGCCGATGCCCTGCCTAAGGATATGAGAGTCCTTATGGATATCTTTAGGTCTAACCCTAGTGCTGTCAAAAAGATTTTCTCTAAGGGTGAAAACTCTAAGATTTATAACGATCTTTGTCTTGTTGATAGTGCCCTCAATCAGAAACTTAACCCTATTAAGTATGTTGGGGATATCAAAGAGGCTGAATCTAAGATGACCAAGGAGCAAAAAGATGAACTTAAAGTAGCTACCGATGATAACTCTAAGGCTTTCTTTAAGGGGGGCTTTGGTGATATTACCGGCGCCGGTTCTACTATTTCTGATGGTATCTTTAAAGCTCAGGTCAAAGCAAGGGCTGAAGAACTATATAGGGCCAACCTTGGACAGAGAGATTTTGCTGATTGTTTTAAAGATGCTAAAACAGAAGTGGCTTCTCAGTATGTTACTCTTGGAAATGTCTTAGTACCTAAAGCGGATATTTCTGGGGGGTTCTTAAGTCTCATGAAGGTCGCTGGGGACAATACTGATGTTGATAGAGAAATCTCAAATAGGCTTGAGTATTTTAATGGTGTTATCAAGAAGTTGCTTAAAGAGAAAAGATTAGATAAATCTTCTGATTATCTTTACAGCTATTATGATGAAGCCAATAATGAGATCAGAATTGTTGATAAGGATTTTCAACGGAGAGATTCAATCAATATAAAAGAGTTAGCTATTCAGGCTGAGAATGAATATCTTGGAGAGACTAAGAGAAAAATGACAGGGAAGGATAAGGAGGACATTTATGGCTACACTATCGACGATCGTTGATCAGGCTTCTAATCCCGAGACCCTACCCCATTTAGACCCTTTGGTTAGTGTTGCCCATAGACTTGGTGAAAGAGTAGTTCCTGAAGAGCCTGGAAATATTGACTTGACTAATAGACCTAGAGTAAGAAATCCTGATGGGTCTATTAGTACTGTAAGAACTATCTCTATCAATGTTGATAACAAAGAGGTTGTAATTCCTACTGTTAGTGATGATGGTAGGATTATGAGCAATGAAGATGCTGTTCAGACTTATTTTAAGACGGGAAAGCATTTTGGTAAATTCAAAGATGCTGAATCTGCCACTAAGTTTGCTAAACAACTTCATGAAGATCAGGCAGAATTACTTAAAGAGCCTCCTAAAGAAGCCCCAATGAGCTTCTGGGATTCTGTAGGGGGTTCTCTTAAGTATTCACCTCTGGGCATTATGTTTCAGTCCGCGGCGCCTCAAACTAAGAGATACACCCCTACTTCTACTGAATGGGATAAGCTCTATGAAGAAGCTGAAGGGAATATTGATGTCCTTGATAATGCTCTTGATGGAGCTACCTCTCTGGAAGAAGCAGAGAAGAATCTTAATGTTCATTTTAATGCCAGACAGTATTATAAGAAGTTAGCTAATGAGGGGATGTTCACTCAGATTGCCGCTAACCTTGTAGGGTCTTTTGGTAATCCTATAGATATCGCTACATTGGCTATTCCTTACGGTGCTATAGCTAAGACTATTGGAGTAGCCTCTAAGGTAGGACAGGCAGGTATTCGAGTTGCGGGAGCTGTAGGAGGTGGGGTAGCCTCTGGTGCTTATGCTTCTCAGTATACAGGTATGGAGCAAGATGTCTTAGCTGATACTGCTAGTCTTCTTGCTCTATCTGCTGGTATTGAAGGTGCAGGAGCGCTGTACCGTTCTTTTAAGGGTAGAACTCTAGCTTCTGCTGGTCTCAATCAGACTATTGCTCAGGGTAAACAGCCGACGCCTAAACAAGTAGAACACCTTGCCAAAGTGACTACTAAAGACACTACTTTAGGTGAAACACTTAAGGATGGTATTACTAGAGCCTCTTCTTTCTTTGAAGACTTTACCACTAAGAGATGGATTAGAGATCATGTTGCTGATGAAGAAGATAAAGCCTTCATGAGAAAACTTGATGGTAAGTTTGAAGAAGGTATTATAGAAGGAAAGAAGAAACCTAAGGTTCGTACTTATGCTTCTAAAGAAGAGTCTGTATGGGATGTCATTGAAGACATGAAGAGTAGGGATTTGGTTGTAGAAAATGAAATCAATGACTTACAAAAGAGGATTCCTTCTAGCTTTAATTGGGATGAAGTTAATCAGTATGTCCAATTGAAACTTAGAGACGGAGATACAACAGGTAGATTTAATCCTGAATTTGACTCCTGTAAACCCCTTCAGAAATACATTGAACTTCATAAGAAACTCTATAAAGAAAAGGGGGATTTAGGGACTACTATGGGTGTCATGGAGGAACATAAAGGTAAAGGCTCTTATGCTCCTACAAATCCTAGTAAGAATAAAATAGCTGATTTTATGGCTTCTCATGGTGGAGAAGAAGCAGGACAGAAACTCTTAGTTAAAAATCTTGTTGATGGTGTCTTAAGTGATGGTGATTATAATAAGATTTTCATTGAAGATTATCTTAAGGATTTAGCTGGGGGAACTATCACTAAAGAAAGTCTTAAGAAGGCGAATGAGAAGTTACCTAAAAATATTTCTACATTTGTAAAGAGATATCATAAGTGGCTTGAAGATAAAGCTAAAAAGACTGTATATGGTTGGATGGATCAGCGAGGAAAAAGTGTAACTTCTTATGCTGATAATGCTGAGTCTTTTTCTTTTCAGAAACACGCAGTACCTTGGAATCTTACTTATTATGATAAGAATGGTCTTAACTTATTATCCCTTATGGAAGATGTTAATGACACTCGAATTAAGTATAATGCAAGATTCAATGGCGCATATGCAGTTAAGAAAGTCTTAGATACTGACTATGAGGGGCTGAGTAAGAAGTTTGAAGAGATGGCTGAGAAGGTTTACTTGGCTAAAGGTAGAAATGAAGGTGCCAAAAAGAAATTCCTTAAGATTGGTAAGGGATTTATGAATCGTATGTATGGCATGGGGGCTACTAGTGAAACTAGAGACTTAGGCTATGCAGATGCTCTTTGTGATGGCCTTAGAAATCTTACTTTTGGTTCATATAATACCTATATGAGTACCTTGAACTATACTGATACTGCAAATGCTATTAGAAACTATGGGTGGGCTTTCTTACCTAAATCCCTTCCTATTCTCCATGAGTTGATGGGTAGGTGGGGACGAGGGGGATTCACTAAGGATGATTTTGTTTATCTTAAGGCTCAACATTTAGGTGAGGAAGTAGCTAATGCTGTAGGAGCTAGAGAGATTACTCGAAGGACTGCTAGAAGATACCAAGAGTTGAATCCTACGATAGCTAAAATTGTCGCAGGTACTAAGATTTACTCTGAGCATTTATCCATTGGTACTTATTTGCTTAGGGAATCTCAACGGAATATTGTAGAGACTGCCCAAGGGGCTACCTATGGCGCTATTGCTCTTCAGGCTAGTGGCCATAAGCTTGGTAAAGGTAACTTTATCAGAGATGTTGATTGGCAGAGAATGCATATCAACAAGAAAGATAGAGCTACTTTTATGAGAGAAATGAAAAAGTATTTCCCTCTGGACTCTGAAGGCAATCCTACGATCAATAGGAAACACCAACTGTCTAATAAGAGTAGATTTATCTTGAGACGTATTGCAGATTATGTGGCTGATAATAGTATTCAGAGACATACTTATCGTGATATGTTTACTTTTGAAACTTCCACAAACCCCCTAATTAGACTTGTAATGCAGTTTAAGTCTTTTGCTTTGGATAGCTATACTAAGAGATTCCTTCAGTTGAAATCTCAGGCTATTGATGAAGGAGCTTTTGCGGTTACTCAGTCTTTAGTTATTGCAGGAGGACTCTCTGCGGCTGTGGGCTTAGGTAATATCTATCTGAAGTCTTGGGGTATGCCTGAAGATAAAAAGAAGGAATACTTTAAGCACCTCTTTGGTAAAGAAGACCTATCTAAAATGACTACTGAGGATATTATTGATGTAGCTCTTAATCTTGGGCTTTTGAGAAATCCTTATTTTGCCGCCCATAGTCTTGTATTGAACTCTATTGGTATTGGTGATCTTTATAAGACTACTGCTAGTATTGCGGGAAGAGAAGCACCTTTTGGTTTAAAGATTGATTTAGCTAGGGGTATATCTAATATGTTTCCCTCTTTGAGATATGCTGAGGATTCCCTTAAGGCTCTTACTGGGGGTTTTTATATAGGAGCTGATGCTATTACAGGTACACTCAGTGAAGCCAATAGGAAACAAGCAGGAAATAACTTTAGTAGAATTACTAATTTAATACCTCAGGTTCCTTACTTGGCTCCTTCAGGTAAGCAGATTCTTAATGATGAGCTTAAAGAACAAGGATATAGATAACAAATAAATGGCAAACACACTTATTATTTATAGGGGTGATGGAAGTACTACTGATTTTGCAGTACCCTTCGATTACCTTAGAAAGAGTTTTGTGAAGGTTCTTTTAGATTCCGTTACAGAACTCAAAGGTGGTAGCACTACAGATACTTCTGCGGACTATTACTTTGTGGATGCTACTACAATCAGACTGAGAAAGATTGTCCCTACTACAACACAGACAATCACTATCCGAAGATATACCTCAGTTAAAGAAAGAGTGGCATCTTTTAGAGATGGCTCTGTGTTGTACTCTAAGGACTTGGATACTGCTCAAGTTCAGGCTTTTCATATTGCTGAAGAAGCACGTGATGTCATCAATGATGCTCTTGTTGCCGACAGAGAGAATAACTGGGACGCTAGAAACAAGAGAATTATTAATGTTGGTACTCCTGTAGCTGATAATGATGCTATGACTTATGGCATCTATAAGGCTGATTCTTTAGGTGCCCTTCATTCAAAGCTTGATGCTGAGAAAGCTAGAGACAGAGCTGTTGAAGCTGAGACTAACTCTAAGAAGTCCGAAGAGAACGCTAAGCTGTCTGAGACAAAAGCTAAGGCTTCTGAAGATAATGCTGTAAGTGCCTCTACTCATGCTGATGCAGTAAAGACTGAGAATCAGGCTATCATTGAGGAAGCTAGAGAGATCATTGCAGAGGATCGGGTTCTCCATAAGGAAACCAAAGATAACACTGCGATCACTGTAGCAAGAGCTGATGAGGCTGTCCTCAGTGCTAAGAACGCTAAGGACTCTGAGGTTAACGCTAAGAAATCTGAAGAGGCAGTTAACTCAGTAGCTACTGTCATTGTCCCTATTGCTCCTGAGATTAAGATCGTAGCTGATAACATTGATAGTGTTGTTACTGACTCAAATAGTATTAGCAACATTAACATTGTAGGTAACGACCTTACAGGTTCTCTTTCAGATAGCCTCTATGATGACTATGGGGACTTAGGGAATCCGAGTGCTCCCTCACCAACAATCACTGGGGGTAACATCAAGGTTGTTGCAGACAACATTGAGTCAGTCCATACTGTTGCAGGCTTAGCTCCTGACTTTGAGGTAGTTATTGAATCAGTTAACACTGTTACTAGCCTTACAGTTAGAGCTGAGAATGCATCTAAGAGTGCTGAAACAAGTGCTACTAATGCAAGTAGTTCTGAAGCTAACGCTCAGGCATCTAAGGTGAGTGCTTCAGGTAGTGCTAGTCTTGCTAAAGACTGGGCTACCAAGATGGATGGCACTGTTGATGATACTGAGTATTCTGCTAAGTATTATGCTAACAAGGCTAAGACTGAAGGTGGTCAGGCAGTTACTCAGGCTGTTACCTCAGCTGTCCAGCAGGTAACTGATGAGGGTACTAAACAGGTTAACTTGGCTAAGGCTGAGGTAACTAAGGCAACTGCTCAGGCTACCATTGCTACTACTAAGGCTTCTGAAGCCGAAGCTAGTGCAACCTCTGCTAGTACCTCAGCTGGTCAGGCAGATGCTAGTGCAAAGAGTTCTGCTAGTAGTGCCACTACAGCTACCGAACAGGCTACTGCTAGTGCTAACTCAGCTAGGGCGGCTAAGCTCTCTGAAGATACTGCGGCTACCCATAAGGAATCTGCTAGTAGCTCTGCGGATAAAGCTAAGGCTTCTGAAGTTGAAGCTAAGAAACAGGCAGATTTAGCTAGAAGTTACGCTGATCAGGCATCTACAGGACAACTTCAGTCTGACTGGGATCAGTCCGATAGTGCTCAGAAAGATTTCATTAAGAATAAACCTGATCTGAGTATTTATGCTACAGCTACAGCTCTTAGTACTGGTCTTGAAGGCAAAGCCAACAAGGCTCATACCCATGCTGTAGCTGATGTGACTGGTCTTCAGACTGCTCTTGATGGCAAGCAGGCTAAGGGTGACTATGCTACCTCTAAGGCTCTTACAGATGGTCTTGCAGGTAAAGCTAATGCATCCCATACGCACACTATAGCTAACGTTACGGGTCTTCAAGAGGCTCTTGATGGTAAGCAAGCTAAGGGGAGCTATGCGACAACTACAGCTCTTACAGATGGGCTTGCTGGTAAGGCTAACACATCACATACCCATACGGTAGCTAATGTGACTGGTCTTCAGGATGCACTTAATGGTAAACTTAGTGTTGCTACTTTTGAAGGATTTGTAGATTACGGGGACTTAGGTACCCCTTAAAGTGAATTATGGCAATTAAACAAAGAAAACAATTAACTGGTACTACTGAACAGATCAATGCTTATGCTGGTGTTGAAGGTCAGTTAGTCTGGGATAAGACAAAGAAGAAGTGGGTAGGCATGAGTGGTACTGCTGGTACTAACTACCCTATGGCATCTGAAAGTCATACACATAGTATTTCTAATGTGACTAACCTTCAGACTACCCTTGATGGTAAGCAACCTAAAGGTGACTATGCTACCACTAAGGCTCTTACAGATGGCCTTGCAGGTAAAGCCAACACGTCACACACCCATACTATTGCTAATGTGACTAACCTTCAGACTACCCTTGATGGCAAGATCCCTAAGACTGGTAATCGGGGGGCCCTTGCAGGTTACTCTACGAGTGCTGTAGGTACCACTGTAGATGCTTCTGCCAAGGACTCACAGTATGCTACCTCTGGTACTGTTACTGTGAAGAATGGAGCTACAGGACAGGCTTGGACTAAGGTTGTGAAGATGTCCGCTGGTACTGTTGCCTTGGAGTCCAACTGGACGTGGGTCGATGGTGAAGCACCTGAGTTGTCCTTTCCGTGTCTTTTGATTTGTCATTGGAATAACGATAAGGGTATCGCGGGTGTTGTTAAGGGAGCGGCTTAAGAATGATTAAGTATAACTACAAGGGTAACCAGTACGATTGGCTTGGGGATATTCGTAAGGTTATCTGGAATGAAGATCGTATGGTCTTTGGTGAATGGGATGAAGAAACTAAGAAACACTTTGGTGTTACTGAAGTAAACATTCCTGAACCTGAAGTTCCTCCTTATGTCCCCACTGATGAAGAACTTGCGGATAGAATCAGAAGAGAAAGAGATGAGAAACTTGAAGAGACTGACTTCTTCGTTATGCCTGACTACCCGAGTGATCCTAAAGATCTTGAAGAGGTGAAGGCTTATAGACAAGCCCTTAGAGATATCACGAAACAGAGTGGTTTCCCTAAAGAAGTCACTTGGCCTGAACTTCCGAATGTATTCAAGAAGGATACTGATGGGATGGGTCTTAAGTTAGCTAAGGCTAGTTCACTAGCTAAGGGGGGTCTCTAATGAGTATTGATAATAGTGAACTGCTGATGCTCCTTGGGGGTAAGAAATCTAAGTCAACAATTGGTATTGCAGGACAACAGGGGTTCGGTGTGGGGGTCTATGGGGGTAGTCCTGCGGACTTGACTGCTATGGGGCTAGCTCCTATGGAAGGCTGTAAGAATCCAAATAGTGAAAACTATGGGAATTACATTCATACTAATGGTTCTGTAATGGTGTTTATTCCAGCTTTCGCTATCCGTATTGGAAATGCTAGTGCCCCACTTTACTCCAAGTATGAAGCAGATACCATTGAGATCGGAGACGTTGAGCTGAATGGAAAAGATGGCTGGGCGATTCCACGGGGATTTTATGATGGGGGTAAGCTTCATTCAGGGTTCTTTATTGATAAGTACCTCAACAGCAAAGACGCTGCGAAGAAACAGGCAATTTCGGTAAAGAATGGTGATCCGATTGCTTTAACAGTTTTGTATAACAATTCGAGTGAGCTGCCGAACTGCATTGGCCAGATTCTTGACGCAATTGAATTGAGCCGCGCCCGAGGCGAGCACTATTCCCTCGTGTCCTGCTATCAGTGGGCCGTGATTTCGCTTATCACGCAGGCTCACGCCCAGGCGGCAGCGGGTACCGAGGCTTGTGCCTGGTACGACGCTTCCGGACAAAAGAACTATCCAAAAGGGAACAACGCTAAAGGCAAAGACATCGACGACAATACGATCACATTTACTGCAGCGGAATCAGGCTCTTATAAGTATGTCAGAAAAACTGGTTCTGCTGTTCCTTTAGCCAAAACGACTCACAATGGCCAGGTGAGCGGTATTTGCGACGTCAACGGTAATATGTGGCAGCCTGTTCTCGGGTGGCAGAATTCGTCGATTCAACAGATTAAGTTGGCTAAGTTGTCGGCGAAAATGCATGACTTCACCAAGGACAACAGAAACAATGCTGAGCTTTTTGACGAAATTTCCATTGACGCTGGTGACGGTGTGTATTATTGGCAAAGGGGAAAAGCTCTGTGCAGCGATACGTCGGGAAGCGGGTGGGCCATGAACGGTGTTCTGCCGAAAACAATTGCAGGAACGTCAGCAGACGCGATGTATGGGGAAGACTATGTGTCCTTAAACTACGGACCTGACTCCGTTTTGCTCGTTGCCAACTACTTCAACAATGTTACCGATGCCGGCTCCTGGAGCCGCTATGGCAACAGCAGTTGGACCCTCGGCAACTACGTCGTGTCGTTCCGGGCGGCGGCCTATCCCCCATAACTAAACTAAAAATAACTAAAAAATTCCCCCTAGGTGATAACCCCTAGTATTCCTTGTGATTGAACCTTTTGATAACTGGGGGTCAATCACTTCTTATATTC